ATTTATCTGCAACTTTATTTGCATCCTTATCATGGTCTGGTTGACCTATAAGAGCATTAAATTGTTTTGTAATTATATTTTCCCAATCAGCACCTTTAGGATCAGTACTCGAACCTTTAGCAAATCCGTTTGTTGGTTTGTCAATGTTTAGTGCAGATAATGATTTACCAAAAGCAACCTTAATCAATTTATTGACTTCTGGGCTACTTTCATCAGCACCCTTTAGATGGGCAATTAAGTCTGATTTTGAATCAATAGCAGGGATTTTATTACCATCGGTATCCAACAATTCACCAGCAATTGCTTTTTTTATGAAATCATTTTTATTATCTCTACCACCATCTGTTTTAAAGATATCATCGGCCGAAATCTTTCCCTCAGACAAAAGACTCTGAATCCTATCGACATGAGGAACATACGACTCATTTCTGGGCCGTAACTGTGATACATATCTCTGTAAACTCATCAACATCTCCATTTTTGTATATAAGAGTATTTATAAGATTAACGTATTACCTTTTAACCTATTTGTCAAGGGTAAATGGCGTAGTAATTACATATTTTTTCTGAGGATTAATCATGACGTTTAGTTTATTCATGACATATCTATTTAATAAAACATCAGTTCCTAGCTCTGTTCTATCATCAAGGCCAAACATAAAATTATAAGAACTACCAGCAAAAATCATTTCTAATTCTATAACTGGACGTTCATCTTTACCACCACCAGTTTGAACCTCATATGTCTTAACTAAATTTGTTGTGATAGATTTTCCATTATGAGTAAAAGAAATCTTCTTTCCATTTATTTGTATATCTTCTGCATGAAGAACAGATAATACAGAATTACCTGTATCAAATTTAGCAATAAGCTCTCCAAATGGTTTTATAGATACTACTTCATTATAACCACATTCTGTAGGAACAGTATATCTCATTTTTAGATTATTAAAGTGTTCTAAGATTTCTTTAACAATATTTTTTCCAGAAGCCTCTTCAATACCCTCTGTGCCAGGAGAACTATTTACTTCTAACATATATGGTGGTATTTTATCAGGATCACTTGAAGGAATAAAATCTACAGCACTTAAAATACCACCAACAGCCTTTGCAGCTAACAAAGATTGTTCTATCTCTAATTTCGTAAGATTATATTTTTTAACTTTTGCACCTTGAGAATAATTACTTCTAAAGTCACCTTCTAATACACCTCTTTGCATTGTGGCAACTACTTTACCACTAAGAATCATAACTCTTACATCAAATTCTGTTTTAATATATTCTTGTATAATTAAATCTGCTTGGGAATCTGTCTTAAATATAAGTTGAACTATAGATGTTAGTGCTCTTTCAGATTCAACAAATAAAACACCAACACCTTTTGATCCTCTTAATGTTTTTAAAATGATTGGAAATTTTGTGTCTAGATTTTCAAAAGATTTTTCTATGGAAGCTTCATTTGCTATCAAAACAGTTTTAGGTTGAGTTAATCCATAATCTTTTAAACGAATGTATGAACGATATTTATCAGCTGCAATAGATATTGATGTTCTACTATTAACACAACAAGCCCCTAACTTTTCAAGCTCTGATATTAAATCTAGAGAACTATCTTTGGTTGGAGTGCCTCTAACAAATACTATTGTAGATGAATCTAATTCAAACCCTTTATCATCATCTATAGAGTGAATGGTATGTTTACCATTATCATATGTAATATATGAACCATTTATTTGTGTAATATAGTTTGGTAAATTTAACTTCTCTGCTTCTTCTTTGATACGTTTAGAAGTTATAGATTTATCACCATGTTCTACAGAAAGCACAACAATACGATATGGTTCATCTTTTGCCTCTGTGATGTAAGACTTGAATTGCTCCATTAAACTTCTTTCTTTTTACCGATATTATATTTAGTACACAATTCCCATTCACTCTTCTCTTTAAATGATAAAACTTTAATTTGACTAAGAGGAGCTACTGGTTCTGCAATTCCTATAATATCTACCAAACCCCAATCTTTTAGAAGGTTTGTAATTGTATTTCTTCGAGCAATATCATTCTCAGATAAATTTACAACCTTACCATCAAGAGCAAATAACTCTTTAAAATGTGTAATATAATACCTACCTTGCTTATGTAATATATGGCAAGATTGATATAGTTTTCTTTCTTTTCTAGAAGCAACTCCAATTCGCGATAGTGTCTCACGAACCTTTAAAAAATCATCTGGTTCTTTCAGACTGACTTCTAACATCTGCTCCTGTGTCCAATTAATCTCTTCCATTATTTATTCCACCTTTATTTAATTTTTGTTTTATGGCAGAAATTTGTTCATCAGATAATATTTTAAGAGCGGACTTTGCTTTTGCATTACTATATCCATAATACTCTTTAACATAATCTAGATTATCAACTTTCATCGCCTTCACCCAAGGAGTATATCTTTTCCTTGGTCTAAGACTATTTATTAAAAAATCAAACTGAAGTTTCTTATCTAGGTGTGGTAATTGATTCATCTCATTAACTAGTTGAATAGTATCAGGAAAAGGAGAAACACACTTATTAACGATATATGGGGGATATTTCTTCTCCCATTCTTCATCCTCACCATCCATAAGAGGTTCTTTAGTTTCATTAATGGCTTTAAGGTAGTCTTTTAATTCATACATTAATCAGCAAATCCTTCACCCTTACAGAAGTGAGATAGTCGGTGGTGAAATACTAACCACCACAACTCAACCCAATTGTCTGCTGTATACGTTCCACTTTTAACTTTTAATTCATATGCCATATGCTTCTTTCCATGACATAGTATTAGAAGTAGCTATATCGTCTAAGTTTGCTTGATTTAACTTTAACAAATCTTCCCTCAATTGTGTATTTTTAATTTTAAGAATATTATCAATCCTTGGTTTTTCTAAAATACAAAACCAATATGCAAGCTCTTCTGCTTTTTCTCCAATTATATTCTTAATTGTTTGTCTATCGTCTACCAATCCATCTTCTGGAAGAAAATATACAGTACCATAAACAGAATGAAATAGACCAGCATCTTGTAAATATTCTGGTTCACCCAAATCTTTTAATTTATTACTAGTACCTATAAGGTGATCTAATAAATTTTGACCAGAATGTAAAATATTATTAGAGCCTATACTTTTAAGAAAATCAATTTTATTTGTAAAATTATCCATAAAAGGTATCTCCATCAATCGATTATCGATACTTTAAAGTTTCCAGCAGATAAATTATTTTTATAGAAATCTAACCGTTCATGGTTTCCACCAGAAACATTACATTTAAAAACAACACAAGTTCTTAATTGATAACATTCTCTTGAAACTGGTAGAGCTTGGTGTGGAAGGTAAGCATCAAAAATAATTAACCGATTACCTTTATAGGTAACGCTTTTATCAAGTTGAAAATTTTCCTTATAATTAGGGTCCATTGGATTACCAGTATCTTCTTTATATACTGCTGTTCCACCGCCCCACTCAACTTCCCAATCAAGTCTTGGATAATAGATCATGGTAAAATCACCATCATCTGTATGGATATGCGGTTCAATACCATGAGTATGGGAATTGCAATAAATTCTTTTAAAACCTTCTATATTGTATTTTTCTTTGAACTTAAATTTACTCAATATAGCAAAGAAGATTTGATTAGCCCAATCATATCCAGCACTAGTACATTCTTCTTCATTATTACCACAAAGAACGTGCCAATGTTTATTTACTTTTTTTGAATTAGAACTATAATCATATTTCCAAGATAGTTGCTTAACATTATCATCAACTAAAATAGCATTATGTTCTTCTAATACATCATCATATATATCAATCATTTGAACTTTGCCCTACTCATAATCTCTGTCAAACAAGCTAGAATATTAATTTCTTGGTCTGCGACAAATGCTGACTTATACTGGTACTCGCCCAATATAACAACGATATGAGGGATAGTAGAGCCATCCACATAATCATACAAGTTATTATAAACGCTGCGAAGCAGGTGTACAGAATCGTTATCAAGATTTTCGACAACCCATTTACGAACATTAGTGAACTCCTTATTCTTCATGTAATGCATAAGTTCTTTTATATTTACATCACTCAAATTTACTAGTATTCCAGCATCAATATTACCTGATACTGAATATCTTTGTAATTCGTTTAAAGTTCTGCGCCAGTCAGGAAAATGTGTATTAATAACTTCGGCAATAACCCTTTTTTCATATTTGATTTTTTCTGTATCAAGTATACTTATAACTCTTTTCATAAACCCAGAAGCAAGTTTCTGTTTCTCAGATTTAGGAATAGAAAACTCAATTACACTACAACGAGAATGTAATGGTTCGATTAGTCTATTCTTATAATTACAAGTAAGAATGAAACCACAATTTTTATGAAACTCTTCCATGAAACCACGCAAGGCTGGTTGAGTAGATTGTGGATTTAGATAATCTGCTTCATCAAGTATTAGATATTTTCTGCCACCTTCAAGTGATACAGTAGAAGCAAAGTTCCTGATCTTGGTTCTAAGAACGTCAATACCAGACTCCTCAGAACCATTGATCATCATATAGGTGGCACCGATATGATCAAGCATTGCTTTTGCAACAGTTGTCTTACCTACACCTGGCCCACCTGATAATATCAGGTTGGGTACATTATTACTTTCAACAAACTCAGTGAAAGTATCTTTTAGATTTTTAGGAAGTATGCATGAGCCTACATCCTTGGGACGATATTGCTCGACCCACAAATAACTTTCCATAATATAAATTCCTAACTTTAAGCATCATATGAAGATTCTGGTTCAAGAGCAATAAAATACTCTATATCAACATTATTGTTAGTAAATTTACTAATATTTTTTGAAGAAACTTCTACACTATAGGAGCCAGGAAGTAGTTTTAGATTTTCAACTTTGAACCAGAATTTGTAATCAACATCACTTTCTGGAACATCTAATTCAGTCGCATAATCATTTGCAGTTGTATTCTTTTTATCAGTAACCCTAAGTTTACCATTTTCAAGAACCATATCAGGTGCGCCAATAACAGATGCAGCCCTTGTAATTTCTGCAAGAGAATCACTAGAGAAATCAAACTTAACTTCATTTGATGGCATAGTGATATCTTTAGTTGGTGTAGTGACTACAGACGGATCAGAATACCAATACTTTAAAGATTTAGAAGAACCTTCTTCTGTAATGACAACAAAATCATTTTGGAAATCTAAATTTGGAGTTCCAAATAAAGACAGTGCAGATAGGAACTCATTTAGATCATAAATTGCAAATTCTTTTGTAAAGGATTCTTCTACCTTCGCTTTTGCAACAATGTTTTTCATTGCTGACATGGTAGCAATATCACTACCTTCCTTGATTACAAGGTTTTGGTTAATGGTTGAGAAATTCTTCAACACATTGATTGTTTGACTACTTAACTTCATTCACTTTTCTCCATTATATCGTGATTATGTAAAGCTATAATACCATAGTGGATGACTTTTAGCAAGTCACTTTTATTATAACCATTCTTTTTTCCATATCGTTGTGCG